CTATTACAGCAGCTAAAAAAAGTGTTAACCGCCAAGATGGAATAGTTCTTTCTTTCCCTATGGGTGTAGAAAAAATTCCTGAAGGCGCATTGGTAGCAACTAATGCAGCAGGTTACGCAGTAAATGCAACTGATACTGCAGCAAACATCGTCATGGGTGTTGCGGACGAGACAGTAGATAACTCATCTACTGCTTCTCCTGCAGGTGCAAATGGATTAAGAAGAATCAAGGTACGTCGTACTGGAGTATTCTCATTCGTATATGGTGGTACTGCCACTGTTGCTAATGTGAATGATCTTGTTTACGCGGTAGACAACCAAACAGTTGATCTAATCGGAGTGACAACTAATGACATGGTCGTTGGTCGTATCGTTGAAGTTCTTTCAACAACTAAAGTTCGCGTTGATATTCGCGACAGAGCGTAAGGAAGGTAAGTAACAATGGCGTTAGGTACACCACTTTTACAACTAGGACTTAAAACTAATTTCTATGAAGGCTACGATAGCGTTCAATCGAATGCGGATAAAGTTGCTACATTCATAAAGAGCACAGCTCGTACAGAAAATTATGCTTGGCTTGGATCTAATCCTCGTATGCGTAAGATGAACGGCGAACGCGCTCCTCAAAAATTACAAGAATATAACTATGTACTTCCGAACGAAGAATATGAAGCTTCAATTGAAGTTGATGAATCTGATGTTCAAGATGATCAAACTGGTAAATATGGTATTCAAGCAAAATCAATCGGAGCGTCTTTAAAGACTTTCCCTGATGAACTTTTGTTCCAAACTTTACTTCCAGCAGGTAATTCTACTGTTTGTTATGACGGACAATATTTCTTTGATACTGACCACCCTATTGGGGAAACTGGCGCGGTTCAAAGCAATCTTGGTACTTCTGCATTAGATGCAACATCTTTTGCTGCAGCAAGAACAGCTTTGCGTAAAATGCAAGATGATAATGCTCGTCCTACATATAACCAAAACATGGATTTGCTTCTTGTTGTTCCACCAGATTTGGAAAATACTGCTTTAACAATTATTGAAGCACAATTCCTAGCATCAGGTGCTAATAACACGCTTTATGGAGCAGCAAAAATCTTGGTAGTTCCTTGGTTGACTGATACTAATAACTGGTATTTGCTAAATACTGCAGGTACTTTGAAGCCATTCATCGTTCAAGAACGTGAATTTAAAGCTATGGATTCCCTTGAAGAAGGATCTGCAGACTATTTCATGCGCAGAAAGAAATACTACGGTACTTTCTGGCGAGGTGCTGCAGGATATGGTCTATACCAAAAAGCTTTTGCTTCAATCGTTGCAGGCGGTTAATGAGGGTGGGGCAAGTAAAATTGCCCCTTCTTTTTTCAATAAATAAATAAAGGAACAACTATGACATCTATGAAAACTTACGAAATCGAATTACTCAAATCACTTGCATTGGGTGCTAAAAATACTATGTGGCGTAATGGTCGCGAGTTTGAGCATAAAGTGCCTGTAATATTAGAACTTACCGATGATGAAGTGAAGGTGTTTGAAAATGATCCAAGATTCAAGATCACAGTTACAAAAAATTCAAGATCAAAAAACGCGGGCGGAGATGTTGGCGAGGGCGAAAGCTTATCATCAGCAGCCGACGTTACCGATTCCGAAGAAACCGCTGAAAGTGAAATTGAAACTTCTGAGACTCAAGATGTTGAGTCGGAAGAAGAAACTGGCGATGAAGATGCGGAAGCTCTTAGCATCGACGAACTAAAAAGACTTAAAAAAGATGAGCTTATTTCTATCGCTAATGACGATCTAGGAATTGGTATCGCGGTCGACGCTACAAAGGCAGATATTGCTCAAGCTATAGTGGACGCTCGCTAACGATAGGAAGTAATGGCTTTAGACCTTGATTATTCTTCATATCAAGACATTCGCGAGGAAGCTGGACATCATCATCTAGTTAAACTTGAGACTCCCACAGGGCTTGTTAATGGCGCAAATACTGTTTTTTCTGTTGGGCGTACTTATATCGTCGATCGTAATTATAATGACACGATAGATGTTGGCGCGGTTGATGGTGATGTTATTGTTTATGATGATGGTGTTGCTGTTGTTGTTTCTGCGGTAAACGCTACAACTGGCATAATCACTCTAGATTCAGCGCCTGCTACTTCTAGCAAAATTCTTATCAGTTACGCCTACTCGGTTCTTTCTGATCTTAAAGTTGACAAGTATCGCGCTGAAGCTATCGACTATGTGCATCGTAAAGTTAACGGCATTATCGATTTTGGCGCGTGGGATAGCAGCAATATACCTCCGCTAGTTCGTACTGTTGTTAGGCTTTTCGCTGGGGGTCTCATACTTGTTCGTGACCAAGGTCTTAATACTGATACAGAAAATTCTTCTAAAGATGGATATAAAAAGATTGCTTCTGCTAAATCTCTCTTGCAGGATTATATAGACGAGGTGAGTGGTGCTGCTGGCTCGGGGGCGCGTGTTTCTACTTATGCGGTCAGTGACGGAAATATTTTTCCTCGTAACCCAGACTTAGGTAGTTTTAATAGCCGTTCTAACACTACGGACTATTTTATGCGTCGTGATTGCTAATGATAGAACTATCTTGTGACATTGAGGGTGATAAAGAACTTAGCCGAAGGTTCATTAAAATACCCCAAGACATAGGTAGTTTTCATGAGCCTCTATTTAAAATAGGTAACGAAGTGCGCATGTCTGTTGACGCTAACTATAGTTCGCGAGGTTCTCTTTTTGGTGCCCCTTGGGCTGCAAGAAAAGATAGTAAATCGCATCCGATTCTAGAAGATACTGGAAGAATGAGAAGTTCTTTCCAACAAAATCTTGGTAGCGATTATGTAGAAATATTTAACCCTACACCCTATTTCAAATATCACCAGTCGAACAAGCCTCGTAAAAAACTTCCGCGTCGTATCATGTTAAAATTAGACCAGATACGAAAAGTTTTTATTGTAAAAACTTTCCAAGCTCATATAGGTCGAGCAGTACAGAACGGTAAATAATGGCTTTAGAAGAATATCGTGACCCGATTTTAAAAGAACTCATAGATATGCTTGAACGTGAAGGGCCTGAAGAGCTCAAAGGTCATTATGTTTATGGTGACGTTTTAGCGCCTAACAAGAGCGAACTGCCTGTTGTTTCTATAGCGCGTGACGGTACGACAATTCAGAGTGATGGCACGATGCAAGACGTGCATACTACTTCGATAGTAATGGCTATCATCTATGATTGGACTACAGACCTAGATCAAAGCTTCGACCTTGTGCGCGGTTCAAACGGACTATATCGTCTTATCGAGGAACGCGAAGATGATATTACCTCCCAAGAATACTTGGCGGTCAAAAAGGGTTCTCTTTCTTACGCTTTAAGAACAAATCAAAAACTTGCAGATAACCTATTTATTTCAATTAGAGATGGTGGGCTTAGAATCGATTATGGTTTAGGTTGGGAGAAACGCGGAAGCAACATTTTTTCTGTCGAAGGTATTTTAAGATTCAACATAGAGTTAACTCAGAAGAAATCAAACTTATATTAAGGCGACTGATTTTGATGTATGATATAGGCATGGCTGAAAAAGATTCTAAATCAGAAAAAAAAGAGCAATTACAATCGTTTATGTTTCCTAACGATAGTATTTCTATCGAGGCGACAAGCCTTAGAGAAGCTACGAATATTTATCAGAAAATTTTAAAAGAAAATAAGGAGTCGGACAATGGCTAAAATTATTGGTAGAACAGGTGCTATTGGCATCGGTATTGAAGCATCTAAAGGTACGCCTGTTGCTGCTCAATATTGGATTCCTGTCGAAGGTTATTCTTACGACGATAAGGTGGAGAAAATCAAAAACGAGTCGGCTTTAGGTCGTATCGAGGAAATGAATGCTTCAAATATTATTAAGCGTTGGGGCGAGGGTGATTATGATGGCAAAATTTTCTTAAATAGTGTTGGTGCTGAACTTGTTGCTTTGTTTGGGCAGAGTCCTACATCAGTGCAACGTGCGGTAACTGGCGTATATGATCACAGTTTTGCGCTTTTAAATAACAACAATCATAAATCTCTTACTCTTGCTTATAAAGATGCTGTAGAGGAAGAAAGTTTCCCATTCGCAATGATCGATTCTTGGTCATTAGATGTTGCTGTTGACGATTATGTTAAACGTACAGTATCTCTAATAGGTAAAAAGTCTGGTGCTGCTTCACATACTCCTGCGTTTGTTAACGAAGTAGAGTTTATTCCTAGCCAAGTAAGTTTCAAAATGGCAACTAACCAGGCTGGCCTCGCTGCAGCTTCTGCGATCAATGTTACCCACTTTTCGATGGAAGTTAAAAAGAATGTTGAAACTATTCACGTATTAGGTTCGGACGAGCCACAAGATATAGTTAACAAACAATTTAATGTAACAGGAAGCATCGATCTTTATTTCGAAGACGCGAGCTATAAAACTATAGTTATGAGCGATCTTAAAAAGGCTTTGCGTATACAAATGAAAGACCTGACTACTGATCTTGGTACAGGACATAACCCTGAACTATATTTTGATCTTAACCAAGTAACCTTCGACGAATATGAACGCACTTGGAGTTCTAACGACCCTCTAGCGCAAACTTTAAGTTTCGAAGCTCTATTTAGTATGGCAGATGTTGCTATGATTTCTGCTCGATTGACCAATAGAATCGCTTCCTATTAAGTAGACTACTAGCTGACGAAAGGAACATCATGTCAGAAGATAGAGAAACGCACGAGATTATTACGCCAGCTAAAGGCCATAAAGTAATTTTAAAATCGTGGATTAACGGACGTGAGAAGCAAGCGATTGACGG